GGACCTTGAGAAAACGTTTCATTATATTTTACTTCAATATTTTTATCAAAATTATCCAATATGGTTTGAAGATTTACCTCAATATTTTGACCATCCTTTTCAATCTTTTGATTGGGACCAAAAGAATGAACACGCAATGCCAATACAATCAATGCCCGGTCACTAACAAGCATGTTTTTATCTTCACCATTATCCAAAAGAATGCTGTTTACTGCTTTAGGATACAAGAAAGCTGCCTTAGAACCTGATGCAGCAGCTTCAATCAGATCCTTTTGTTGCTTGGCGGTCAAGGGTGTGAACTTGCGAGTTTCCTTTTTGCTCAATACAAGACAGTCCACCTTGTCTGAATTGGAATATTCTTTTAATTTACTTAAAACTTTGTCTAAATTGACTTCTGCCATAAAATTAATTAGCAATCAAGCCTGTTTTTCAAGGGTTGTTCTTTTTTTGCATCTCTTCTATTGTTTGCAATTCCTTTTTGTAAAGATTAAGATGCAATTCTGCTTCATTAATTGACATATTTTGTAAATCGGATAGAGAAAAACGCAGTCTTCTTATTAAAATATACTCCAATTCATATATATTCATCAAATCATAGTTGAAAATGGCCAAAAGATATTGAATTACAGACTCATTATATGGATTTAATGCTATATTTTTAAAATCTTTTATTTCAATATCTTCAAAAAGCTTAATTTGATCTAATAATTTTATTATTTTTTGATTATATTTCAATATTTCACCAGAAAATGATGCATCCAACATGCTTAGTATGTTTTGTTTATCAGAACTTTTTATATTTTGAAAATCTATTTGTTCATGATCCACTCTAAGATACTTTATATTACGAGAAATTACATCGAAATCCTCATCAGATATCAAATTATAAGGAAGATCCACGCAAAGTTCTATATTTTTATTATAAAAACATTCTTCTTGGCACTCTTTGATTGTGCCTGAATAGTTTAGGATGCGATTTATACGATGTTTGTATGTTACAGGCTGATCTTTTTCATTTTTTCCTGACAAAGTTATGGTATCACCATATGAATATGATCTTAATTGGCATAAAATAGCCAACATATCTATGATATTAAACCTTTTTTCGCCCTGAGAATTGGTTTCTATGATGCTTTCTAGACATTTAGAAAACCCCAATACATCATTATTCTGTATGTATTTGCTAATAGTTTTGCTTGTAGAAAAATCTATTTCCCGGAAATATTCATATTTTCCAGTTGAAGGTATGAGCACCTTACAAAGAAAATTTTTCATAGATTAAAAGAAACCTTGGAAATTCGTAGGCAGATTGGCAGATGTAAAGCTATTTCCGTTTTGGAAAGGTGAAACATTCGGAATTGTTCCGGTACTGATTCGATTGATGATGTTTGGAAGCGGAATATACAGATTGGAATGCACTGTATAATTTGTATAAGTCCAATATGTGGCATATTTCTCATATTCAGTATCAGGAGAATAAGTTAAACTTTGGTCAACAAGTCCGGTTGGAACGCAATTATAGAATGTCCAAACTTTACGAGGTATTTGACTCACTTTTTGATAAGAACGTGTGTATTGAAGAATTGTTACAGTACATTTTATGTTGCGTATATCGTTATCACCTCCGGGACGTGCCACAAAACCATAATGACTGGCCAATATTACCCATGGACGAATTACCATATCCATAAACGATGTGTTTGTTTCCCGAAATTCTATAACAAGAGGCAACCCAGAATAACCTGTTCGGTCACCAGCAATAAGACCTGGAACAAATCCTCGATTATTTTTGATTGCCAGATTCTGAACATCATATTTTTCATTAGGAATATTAACTCCTTGAGCGAAAAGACAGCCCACCACCTTTTGGTAAAAGTAACTTGTTAATATTCCTTTTGGTTGAGAAACGTCCCAACCTTTTTTGTCTCCCCCTACATATTCAAGATTTTGAATAATGTCGGAGGAAATAGCCCTTGGATATGTATCAATCAAAACAACCCATTGACTGTTTAAAGGAATTGAACTGAACCAACTCTCCATTTGTGTCAGGAAATATTCCTGTGCACTGATGAGAGGAACACCCGGTATATTGAAACCAAAAAGACTGCTTACTTGTGGAGCAAAAAGAGGATTTGTGCCAGTGGCCAAACCACGAATATTACTTCCTAAACTGCGTATAGCATCTGTTACTGGATTATTGATATGATTATCCTCCTCTAATATTTAGAGGAGTATATTAACTTTGATAGGTTCTGCGGAAATATTGGTAAGCAACAGTGACTGTGAATGTTACGAATTCACCACCATTGGTAATATCATATTCAAGAGGACCGACGTTACGAGGAGATACACCGACCAACTGGTATTGTGAAACGCGATTCAATTGGTTGTCCAATTGAACCAAATCAATAACGGCTGTTTGCTTGGCGGCAAAATAGTTACCAGTGCTTGTGACATCATCAAAAACATCTCGTGTCCAATCTTCAAACTTTTGGCGAAGATTGCTCTTTTGATCGCAATAAAATTCCATTGCATAAGCTTCGGAGCCAGGATATTTGGCACTACCAGGAATATGAAAATCCAATCCCATATAAGGAACTGTTACTTCAGTGATTTCACGGGCAGGAAGTGAAGCAGTACGAACATAAACCAAATCATCTTCGTTCCAAACTTGGCTGCTTGAGTCGCCAGCATTAATATTAATAACACGGAAATTAAATTTACGTGAAAAATCACGTTCAGTTACTATACGGTAAAAATTCTGAATAGTTTGTTGTGTGGCTGCCATATATTATTATTTATTCTAAAGTTAACAAATACTTTAATTTATTTAGATCGGCAACAATCTCTTCTACAATATTTTGTGCATCTGTGTCATTTGGATTTAAGATTGGACACTCTTTTTGTGTTAAAATTCCAATATATTGATTAATTTTTGCCAAAATATTTTCATTAGAATATGGCTCTATAGTCAAATTTATGGGTTTATACTCGTAACTACGATAACGACCTAGTAAAGCTTCCACCAATTTATCAAAAGCTTTTGCTAAATCTTTTCCTATTTTATCAAACGCTTCGTGTTGGGCAAAGCTAAAAGTTTGCCAATGAAACAACTTTAACTGAGCACTACACTCCAAAGCAAGAGTTATAATATATGAAGGATCGTAACTTTGTTGGATTTTAATTACTTTTATCACGTTTATATTTATAACAAAACACCCCTCTTTCAATAAGAGGGGTGTTTCATAATTTTATATATTATTGATTAGGATACCAATTCTTGGAAGTCCTGACCAGTTCGTGTGGCATAGAAGTTAACCAAGATGAATTCTGCGGCACGTACAGGTTTGATGTAGATGTCCACGACCAGTTCATTTTGGTCGATCACATCAGGTGTATTGTTTCTTTCGTCGCATATGATCAGATAGTCATATACACCTTGTGTGTTCTTGGCCAATTCGAATATCGGTGTAAGAACGTTTATTACTTGCGTTCTTGTGAACAGAGTATTCGGTTCGAACAAGAAGAACTTAATGGTATTCCTTGTCGCGACTTCCAGATACAAGAACAATCGGCGTACATTGATACGATCAAATGCGCTTGGTTTCTTTAACAAGGTCTTTTGACCGAAGATTACAAATCCTTCAGCAGGGAAGAATGCAACCGGATTCAAATTAACCTTATACAATTGATCACGATGTTTTTGTGTGGGATAGATCGGAAGATCATTCACACCAAGCAATACGCCCCGAGTAAATCCGGCAGGAGCGAACCAGGGTTGGAAGTTATCGTCAGTATTTGCCATTGCTGCACCTGCAAATCCTGAGAAAGGAACCCATGTTTGTTTGCCTAGACCATCATCAAATACCCTAGGGAAGGTGGCATATGTACATGCATAGCTTGTGTTCAGCAAGCTATACAAGTGTCGTAATGGCCAGTAAATGTGTTGATTAAAGTTCTTTGATGGATCATCAATAACTTTGCTATTTTCACCTTGAACAAGAATATTACGGAGAGGATCAGCAATGAATAGATGATCTTTGCGAACATTCTGGGCAAAGTTTGTGAATACGCTTGCCACAGTATTGTAATTTTCGCGAATATCAAGAGCATTTCCATTAAGACCTTCGTTATTAGTAATGAAGAATCCAGTCATATCAAGAGGAATAGTGTCATCGAACACATCTGCACCGCTAAGAACATTCAGATTATATCGAGCAGCTGAGAATATTGTTCCAAGACCACCTTCCAATGACAATGAAAGATTGTAAAGATCAGGATTTTCAAGCAATGTGAACACACGTTCCAGCTTTGTTGGCACGTTTCCGATTAATTTGACAGTTGCAACTGTTGTATCGAAAGCACCGAAGCTATAAAGAGCGTCACCTCGACGAAGAGGACTTGCTACATTATTGGCCAACCAACTGACAACCGCGCTAGGAGCCCCCACTCGTGTTTCATATGTTGCATTTGTGTCAACAAACCCATCGCTATTGTAAGGAATAGCAAGATTCGGATTCAACATACGAATCTTTTTGGTGGGATTTCCTGCACTATTCAACCATGTTTGTGTATTACGATTGCTGATAAAAGGATTGATCAACAATGAAAGATTAGGACTATCATCTTCAACAGATCCTATAAAGAATGTTTTGGCCGGACCACCGTTTTCGCTATTGATTTGGCGGAAATAATCAAATGAACCCACATAACTTTCAGACAATAGATAATCCAAACTGATAACGTCTGGGGCAAACACGCTTTGGCGGAGTTTGAACACACCAAGGATGATTGTATCGTCAAACTGGCGTGTGCTGATATCAAAAGTAGGAATATTTTCCATTACTTCACTAACACTGTTTCCAAGACCAAACTGTGTTGCGCTCAATGGGAAGTTCAAACGAGTACGAGGAACATTCAGGAAGTTGTATGTGGATCCTGCTTTGGAATCAACGCTACGAACTTGGTTGATACCATCAAATTGTGTGGCAGGATTTAAATTAGTGTTATCAATCGCTCCTACATAATATCCTTCATATTTTTGATTGATGCTGGTTTGAGCTTTGTTAAGAACAATCATTCCTGCATTAGCCAATTGTGTAAGTTTGCTGGCACCTGTGCTAGTAAAGCTGAATTGTGTGGGTACATTCTTCCAACTTGTGAATGCATCACCATTAAGAATGCTTTGATATTCAGTTGCATTCAATTCAATCTGTGTGGGTTGACCGAAGAAATATGTGTTTGCACCAGAAAGACCAATACCACCTGTGGCGGCAGTTCCTTCATATGCTCCATTATAACTGGTTACAGGGTAAACAAGGGCAGAGTAAGAATCTGTGAAACCTGCACCGCTTCCGCTACCATATGGCATACGGCTGACAAGCACTTCTGCTTGGCTTTGGAACATTGCTTTAACAGTGTGATAAAAATAACGTTCAGCCGCATTTGTGGGCTTGCCATAAATTTGTTCAAATTCGCTAAGACTTGAAGGTTGGATAATTTCATCCAAAGGACCTTGAGGTGCATAACCAGGTATTAAAACCGTTGTGGGAACATTAATTACTGGACGTAATGAAAGATCTATTTCGTTAATTTCAACACCAGGACTCTGAATTGTACGCTTAGGCATATAAATTATTTATATTTTTTGGGAATATTTTTTTCCTTTATTTAGATCAAAGTAGCCTGAAACTGAAAGAAACTAAAGGTAAACGTACTTTCGGCTTCACTGCTATCCCGATAATTGTAATTAATACCTCCCAATTCAACAGGTACGGCTCCGGTATATTCAAACTTTATTTTGTTATTATTATATTCATCCAAACCATAAACTGTTATGGTTGTGCTATAATCGTTTAATTTAGGATCATCATTAGGGTTTCTAGCATTAGGAATACTAGCTTTATTGTCGTTAAGTGCTTTAAGCCAACTATATACAAACCAATAATTATTGTATAAATTATCCACTGTAAAATTAACTGCAACATTTCCATAGCTTGGACGGGCATAACTGGTCACTTTCATGACTTGACCAGCATATTTGGTTTCCACTTCAGGAACACTCATTGTAGGAACCACAATTCCATAAACAGAAAATTGAAAACTTTCCAAATTAACTTCACCATTATTTCTGGTATATTGATTCAAATAAGGACGCAAAATATTAGGAGGATTTACCACCATAATAAATTTGTCGCGACGTGTCTTGTTGAGCATCGCCTGATTGTATAAACCTGCCATATTAGTATTTAAAGAAGTTTCCAACCTTCTTTTCCGTAATAATCCATTTCTATATCTCTTTCATCCTGTTCCTGAGAACCAAACATAATAGGCATGTTTGGAAGCATGTCTTCATTACCCCCAAATTTATATGTCATATTTTCATTTTTTTTGAAAGGAATGATGCTGCTGGGGCGATTGTTTGAATCACGAGAAATAACTTCATAATATTTTTCAACGAGTTCATCATTTAAAATCAAAAGCGCCATGGCCATGCTCATGACACAATCATCAAAATTGTTTGCTCCTTTTCGTGCAGCCCATGTACCATTTGGATATCTGGTAAAGATTTTCAATTCATTTAATGTAACAATATCTCGAAACACAATTGATCTAAGTTCATTGATCCAGTATCGCATGTTGATAACTGCATGATATTTTGTGTTGGTGTTTGTGAATACTCCTGGTTTTTCAAAATTTTTCCCATGACTATAACTGATCATTGGATCATAATTATAATTTTCAAAAAGAGAATCGGCTATCTGTGCCCCGCAATTATTGCGCTCTATAAGCAACGGGGGATTACCCCATTGATTCAATATCTCTAAAAGCTTTATTGTAAAATTGTATGGAGTAATAGTATTATCACGAAAAACTGCAACCTGACGAATAGAAGATAGATCTGCCAAATCAAATATCTGAACTACACTACTGGCCTGACCAACACCTTCTGCCACATCTACACCTGCCACATATACTCCATTTTTATGAGGTTGTTCCCAAATCTTATATTTTCCATCATCAAATTTGAAAAGAGGTTCACTGCATCCGCTTTTATATTTTTCAAAATATTCTCCGTTTAATGCAGATTCCCCCTCTTGAAGAAACTCATTTCCGAATTCCTGATCAAAAAGTTCCCGACTACCTAAACTTCGTATTGTGCTGTCTTTCCATTTTTCATCTCGACCAGGAACTTCCCACCAATCCACCCGTTCTGTTTTCCAATTGTTTACTCCTTGTTCACCATCCGTGTATAATTGATAAAACAGATTGCCTGTTCCATTCGGAGTGCTGGCCACAAAAATTTTACTTCGTTTGGATGATGAAATAATCGGATAAACTGCAGACCAAAATGTTTCCACCATGTTGTTGTCAATATGAGCCAACTCGTCAATAACCAACACATTCACGGAACTTCCTCGACCTGCATCAGATGATGTGGTGCTGATGCTGATCCGGCTTCCGTTGGCAAGACCCATGGCAGTTTTTCCATACTCAGTCACACCTGGTTTTAAAAAGTTTGGAAGATTTTCATAAGCAAGACGAACACGAGCAAAAATTTCTTTTGCTGTTTCCTCTTTGTTTGCCACAAGAAGAACACGTTGATCATTTTGAAAACATGCAAGCCAAAGACAATAAATGGTCATGACTGTTGTTTTTCCTGCCTGACGACTTGATAACAAACAAACAAAACGATTGTCTCGAAGACTTCTTAAAATTCTTTTTTGATAAGGATGTAGTTTGATCTTTATTCTTCCTACATCCAAATTAATAATATAAAAATGATTTTCAGCAAAATGCAGAATATTATTTTTGCACTTATCCATCTCTTTTATCATCTCTGGAGTATATTCAAACTCAGCCTGAGAAGTGGGTAAATTTGGATTGCCCAAATACCTATCATTTGATTTCATGTGATATAAATACTTAACGTATGAATCAAAAGAGTAAATATATTAAGAAATACGGTATGCCTAGAAGTAACGCAAACACATTGGTTGATATAGGAGCAGTTTATCATAAAATGCTTCTGGAAAATGTTGCCCATCAAGAACAAGCAGTTATTGAAGAAAAAAAGACCAAAAAGCTTGCTGATCCCAAAGCTAAATTTGGTACAAAACCAGGAAAAGGTGGAATACCTTTAGAGCTTGTAAAAGATAAAAAACCTGATTTGGATCCTGAATTAAAAGATTTTGCACATAAAGATAGCGGTCCGGATTTGAAACAATTGGCTGAACCAATTGATCCAAAAGAAAAGAAATTTAGAAAAAATAACTATTTCAATCCGGAGGAACTCAGTTCTGCAAATGAAAGTGTTATTAATAATAAGAATGTATCACTTATTGCAGATGAGCTTACAAAAGAAGATAAAAATGAAGCTTATGAACGCCTTTGTGAATATAAAACACTATGGGGCAAAGATAACTTTATTAATCTTCTTACAGTAGCTGCTGTAAATGGCCACACAGAAGCACTTGAAGAATTTTTCAGTTTTGTAAATAAAAATACAAAAAATAGAAAGGATAACAATAAATAATCTATATGAGTAACTTCGATAAACTATATGAAGCCGTGATGTCCGAGGACGACGTTGAACTTGGTATCACTGGTGCTCAACCCGGCGTAGCTGAAGTCGCCCCAGCCGCCACTGGTGAAGAAATAGAGTTGACTCCTAAAGAGCACCTCGCAAAAGCCATCGAGCTTCTGCAAAAGCTACAAAGCTTGGATCTCATCCCTGATGAATCCGAAGCTGAAGTTGAAGGCGAAACAGAAGCCGGTTCTGATGAAGACGGTGAATATATGTCTTCTGAAGATAATGAAGAGATTGCCACAGAAGAAATCGAAGCTGAAGATATTGGCCATGCACTTGTTAATGCTAAAAAAGGTCAAGAACTCACAAAAGTTTCGTCTGGCAGCAACAAAGTTGCTAGCACAGCAACCTCCCTAGCCAAAACTGGTAAGGGTGGAATTGGTGATGTAAACAACCCTGTTGATGGTTCTGGAAAAGAACAAGGTCACGCCCTGGTCGGTAGCGGTGTAAAGGGCGGAGCACCCACAAGCACAAAAGGAAAAGCCAACGTCGTTTCCGGAGTGATTAAGGGTGGCGGAAAAGGTGATCAAGACTTTTTCCAATCCAACTGATAAAAAAAGTTATAAAGAAAACCCCCGTTTAACTGACGGGGGTTTTTTTTTGACTAAATAAGTATATGCCATTTGAATATCATAAAGATCTAAATTCAAAGTTTTGGAAAGAATTTAAACTGGACAAATCGGTATCAGGTAAACTTGTTGATATTGCTTTGGATTTTTATCGAAATTTAAAAACAAATGCCCCATTAGAAGACATTGAACTTACAGGTTCTTTGACCAATTATACATATACAAAAAAGAGCGATCTGGATCTGCATTTACGATTGGATTTTAGTAAGGTGAAAGCCAAACCAGATTTGGTAAAACAATTGTTTGAAGGTGAAAAATACAAATGGAATTTGAATCATGACATTGTTATTCGACAACATCCTGTGGAGATATACATTGAAGATATCAGTGTAAAACCTTATGCAACCAAACCAGTTTATAGTCTTTTAAAAAATAAATGGATTCAAAAGCCATCATATAATCCACCTGAAATAGACGAACAAAATGTTAATAAAAAATTTGAAGCTTATAAAAATGAAATAGATTCATTGGTTAAACTGCTGAACAAAAGTGATTGTCGTATCATTTTTCGTCAAATACACAATCGGGCCAAAGCATTACGGGAAAGATTGGCAGATGCCAGAAAAGAATGCATGCAAGACAAAACAACCATATTTGATTTTTGTATTGAAAATCTTGTTTTTAAAAAATTACGGGATGCAGGATATTTGGATAAATTAAATGATTTGAAACTGGAAGCTTATGACAAAATATTCACAGAACAAACATGGAACAGTGGTTTGCATACTCTTTTCATGAGTGATCTGATGGGTAAACAAAAGAAAACAAAAGATCCTCGTCATATGAAACCTGTGATTCGTGATCCAGGAACACGTAAGCATGTGAGAACTGTTCCTAAAATGCACCAGAATTTGGACACATTTCCTGAAGTAGGAATGCTTAAAAAAGCCAAAGGTAGAAAGATTGTGAGTGAACCTAGGGCCATGCAGATTGCCGCATTTTATAATATAACTTTAGGCGAAAAACCTACCAAGCTGGGAAGATCACCTGTAAGTATAAGAAAAAAAAATAATATATATGTATTGGAGAGCTAATGAGCGTTGATCGTTATCTAGGTCCAGGATGTGTATCGGTATATCCTTTTACATATACTCCCAGTGTTTTACGCTTTACTGACAAAGAAAACAATGAATGTGAACGGGAAGTTATAGGCAATCAATTAAGAGAACAAATTGATCTTTTTGGTCAAAAAGTTAATTATTGGCAAAATCCTTACAGTACACTAAGTGCTGACAATATATATGGAGAAGACCCTACAAGAAACTGGCCCGAACCTAAATCAATCATAATGGGCATAAAATTGGACGAGGATAACCTTACAATCAATCAATTTGGTTTTGATGCTCAAGACTACATGACAGCAACAGTTGCCATAAGCAGCTTCTATTCAGTATTCGGACCGGGCCAAGAACCCAAAAGCGGAGATATTATAAAATTAACTGAATACGGTAATGATCGTCCAGGTGATAGGGATGGAAAATTGTTTGAAGTAACTCAGCGGCTGGACAGTGAAAACAGCACCATCAATCCTTTGGCCAGTCATTATCTTTGGTTTTTGAAACTGAAACGTTTTGATTATTCTGAGGAAGTTAATCTGCCTAATGAAAAAGGTAATTTACAAGTAATGGACAATACAGGGTATGGAACCCTGTCTGCCACACTTAGTGGAAAACAACCAGACAAACCTCGTCCTGAAACACTAGGAAATAGTGCTCAAGAAGTCACTAAACGGTTTGTTTTCGATTATTCAGGAACCAGTAATGATAACGTGTATGGCACTTATGATGTGCATACTGACGAATAACGCGGTTCAAATTCTTCCTCAGTTTCTGTTTCCACTTCTTCCATACGCTCCAAATTGCGTTTTTTCTTTAATATATCCATGTTTGCAGATTTGGTATCAATACCAAATTCATGATGATTGACTTCATCCATCATGGTTTCAAATCGGCTATCCATGTATTTTTGCATGGCTATTGGTTGAATCCAAAAATCATCCGACATGGTCACGTTCATTTCCGAACATTTCTTTTCTATAAGATCAATTGATTCAATCAAGCATAACCATCTGGCCATTTCTGCTTTACCCATTTCGACACGAGCAGGACGACTGTTAACACGCATTTCCATGGTAATTTTATCTTTGGTCTTTTTAGGATCGTTATAACCTGAAATTAAAATTGTTTCCTGTAGAATTTTATATTCTTTTTTGTTTAAATTTAATTGTGCGGGCCGTCCATGGAATATCATGGGAAGAGAAAACATTTGACCAGAAGATGAATTGGAAGCTTGTTTTGAAACAATGTTCTGAATGTCATACCATTCATCACTGCTCATTTCAATTCGGGAATTTCGACCTTGCAGTTCCAAATCCAGAATGATGTTTTCGTTATTGCTGATTTCGTTGTTGGGTTTGATCGTGGATGTATTGTTGAACATATGCTGCCAAGATACAAAAAAGCAACGGTACGTCAAGCTTTATCTTCAGTTCACTCAGGATACTGAATCCTGCCGATACTGTTTCATAAATTTTATGCACCACAAAACTTTTTCGATCTATGCCTTCGGGCTTTTGTATGCTCAATTTCTTATATTCCTGAAATATTTCATCAAATAAATCCATAAGGATCCTCTCCGAATCATTCAAATTTTTCTTTTTGGTTCGAAAGATTTTATATAAATTATAATACTCTGGTCCTTTTTTAATAAAAAAATTACTCAATTCGGTATCAAATTCATTCATCCAATTTTCATTTTTTACAGTAGAAAGCGGAAGAACTGAACTGCTGTTTACACTTTTGGCTATCTGAAATAACAAATTACTCATTTAAATTAAGAGGTAGTGCTTCCAAGCTTTGTGTGACCACAGGTTCAGTGTTAAGGGCCGTTCCCAATTTAACATAAACAGAAACATTCTTTTCACATTTGGGACATGCATATGTTGTTCCTTCCTCCAAACTGACAGGAACAAAACATTTTGTTTTTTCAGCACAAGGGCATGTCAATTCTATTCCTCGTTTGTTGTATTCTTTTTCCAAATCTAAATTAACCTGTTTTATTTGCATGCCATAACGAATGATTGCAAATTTTTGAAATCCAAAATCTATGGCATATTGCAAGCCTACTGTGAATAAAATTGTAAACAAATATGTCCAAAATGAAGTTACACCGATAGAATAAAGCAACCCTGAAGCGGCTACTGGTAGACTTAAAAATAGAATTAATCGGTACAGCATTTTATCCCTCTAAAATTTTATTTAGAGGGTCTACTGTTTCTTCAAGTATCTTTTGTGCCTGATTGATCTTGGATATGACCTGTTCCAGTTGTGCTAATTTCTCTTTCTTGTTGCCTATAAGAGGGTTATTCTTGCTTATTTCACACAACATTTTACTGCTACTTAATTTTACAAAATTATCCGCTAAACTTTCAAAAATCTTGTCTAAAGGATAAGGAAGTATTTTAGGAGCTAAAGTTGCCCCTTCTGGACTAAATTTTTTAATTAAATCATCTACTGTAAGTGTTTGTCCTTTAAGCTCCCTACTGGCTATTCCTGATACCCAACGGTTATAAATCATTTGTGTATCTTCATTAATCATATATAAATTATTTACCATTATAATAAATAATAATATGGCAGTATTCTCTAAATATTTTGCAAATATAATCAAAGAACAAGACGAAACTGATGTTGTTGTACCGGAACCAACAGAGGCTGAAGTTGATCGTACCAGCATGGAAGCAGAGCTGGACAAAGATACTGCCCCTCAAGAATTCGATGTTAAAGCTGTTACACGTGAACAAATGGCTGCTCGTCAAACAAATTCCGCCCAAGCAATGGAATTGCAAACATGGGTAAGGAACATTGACAAGTTTTTGGAATATCTAAACAGCCCAGACACCAATTCAATTCAAACACAATTGCATGTGGCTCCTTGTGACAGTCTTTTTGAAAAGGTTGCCAAGAGTGAAACCAAAAAAATTGCTCGTGTTTGCGTTGAACTTTCTGGATTGAGTGAGCGTCTGAAAGCTTACCTTATCGCCAGCAAGAGCGAGAAATAATCAACACATTTTCAATCGGGCTTTTGGTCCATTGAATGTATTTTTTAATATAAAGTCTGTTTCAATACCGTTGATTTTCTTATCCAGACACATTTCGTTAAGATCCTTATAATCCAAATCTTTCGGCCAAACAAAAACTTTTTGATTTATTTCAATTAATTGTTTCATTTTCTTGCGAGCAGTTTCATCTTTGTTTTGATTGTCCAAAACCCATATTTTGGTATGCAAAGGAAAGTTGTT